TCGTTCTTGAAGACGGCGGCCTTGATCCACCGGCCGCAGCGGTACGCAGCGTCCACCGCATCAGGGCCTTCGTTAAAGGCACGGAGGGTCGTGTGATGGGGGCTGATCGCCCGAATCTCGACCTTCTTGGGCTGCTCGGCGACGGGGGCAGGAGCCTCGGCGGGGGCGGCCTTCTCGACCACCGCACGCAGTTCGGCTTCCTTCTTGGCGAGGGTTCCCTCGAACTCCAGGTCCGACTTCACCGCGTCGGCCTCGGCCGACAGCTTGCGGAGTTCCGCGGTTTGCTCTTCCGAACGCTCGGCCACTTCGGCCAGTTCGGTCATCCGAGCGGCGATTGCCGCGGCACGATCCTGAAGACGCTTGAGGTTGCTCGCCATGATTGGCCTTGCTCCTGGTTGAGCCGGCCAAACGCGAAAGTGCGGCGGCCGGCGGGTGTATTGCCCGCAAGCACGCCGCGACAAGAATCCTCAAGTCGCTCGCACTGCTCCTCACGAAATCCTTCGTGAGGCTTATATCTTGTAATGTAGGCTGTTGCTTACTTCGTGTGCAAATGAGTGGAGAGCATCACGCTCTTCAGCGCGGCAGCCTTGCCGACGTAGTCGATGCTCCGATCACTCGCTTGCATCTGCTTGACCTTGCGCGCCGCCCAGTTCTTCGCGGGCGTGCCGCCCCACAGAAGCCACGCAACGAAGCCGGGCTTCTCTTCGCCGGCCTTGTCCCAGCCTGGGGACTTGCTCGCCGACTCGTGCCGCGCGAACCAGGCATTCATCTCGCGAACCCAGTCTGGGTTCATCTCCTCGCGGCGGGCGAGGCGGTTCGCGCGGGCGACCGTCTCGGGCTTCAGGCCGTCGCCGCTCTTGCCCTCTTCGTGCAGCTTGAGTCCACGCTTCGCCGCAGCGGCCATGCCGCTCGTCGGCTTCAGGCTGACCGCCCGCTCGTCGTCGGGCGAAGACTCAGAAACATCGGCGTGGGCCGTCAGTTCCGACATCCGCCGGCCGATGAAGTAGTCGGTTTCCTCCCACTCGCCGTCTTCCGACTCCCAGAGGCGGATCAGCACGGCAGGATCGTCGGGCGTCGCGGGGAGCGGCTCCTCGGAATACTCGCCCAACTGGCCTTCTTCCATGATGTGCTCGATGCGGCCCACGCCGCCGTCCCACGCCACAAAATCGCCTTGGGCGTACATCACCGGCGCGGCTCGCTTCTCACCTTCGCCTTCCAGCGGTACTTCCGCGACACCTTCGGCTCCCCCGGCCGGAACAGGCTCCGCAGCAGTTTCGACCACAGGGCTATTCGCTCGCTCGTCATTCGCCATCTCCAGGGCTCGCTTGCTCACATACGTTTCGGTGGCGAGGTAGGCCGGGGTGTCCACGGGGCCGGCATCGCCGAGGTACGAGAATTTCTTGATGCGGCGGATCATCCGGCCGCCCGCGTCACGCTGCCAGGACTCGTCCTTGGGGTTGGAACGGAACGCGAAGCTTGAGCCGCGAACATCGCCTCTTTCGATGAGTTCCACGACGTCGGCGGCCGACCGCGGCGGGTCGATTTCGTACCGCAGGCCGCGCTCATCGACCATCAACCGCATCGTGCCGCTGGTGGTGCGGCCGATGACACGCTCGTGGTTGTATTTGCCGAAGACGTCGGGGTTCGACTTCATCACATCGTCGAACGCGCCGCGTTCCACGACCTCGATGAACCCGCCCAAGTCCTGGGACTCAGATTCAAAGACGGCGGCGTACCCGCGAATGACCGTGCGGCCATTCTCGTTTTCCTTGACCTCGAGGCCCGGCACCTCGCCGATTAGGCGTCGTTCAAGTTCGCACGATCCGTCCATGACTTCGTGACCTCCTCATACGGCCGGCCGGAGCGGTGGCACTCCAGCAGCATATTCCGCGATTCTTCCATCCACCCATGCACAAATGCGTCGATGTCTCGGCCCGTCGCCTGGGCGGCGTCGAGCAGTTCGGTCTTCATCCGCTGCTCGTGGGCCTCGAACCAGGCCGTGATCTTGGCTGGCTTGGTCCGTCGATCCACGATGCCGTCCGCTTCGATGGCCGCGAGGCGTCGGAGCGTCGTGCGGAAGAGAACTTCGGCGGCCGACCGCTCGCCGGCCGTGGCGGCCTCGCCGGGCGTCGGGCCTTCGTTGCCGTCGGTGGCCGGCTCCTCGGCCGGTTCGTCCTCTGGCAACGGAGCCGTCTGGGGCTGGGTCGCGCCGTTCGGGTTGTTGACGGTGAAAGCGTCGAGCAGTTGCATATTCACCTGCACGAAACGCTTGTTGCCCAGGCCGTCGGGGAGCGGGTTGTAGCCGATCTGGCCGCGAATCTCGTCCACCGAGAGCACGCCCATGTTGAACATCTCACGCATGAACTGGCTGCGGGCTTCGTAGTCGCCGGCCATGAGCGAGGAGATGTCGAATTCCACGAAGTAGTTGCGGTCGTCGGTGATCAAGTCCCGCCGGCAGGCGAACTGCCAGCGGCGGCAGTGCGGAATCAGCGAGAACGTCGCGAAGTCGATAGCCCCTTGTTCCACCGTCGAATAGCGGACGTTGGTCAGATCGCCGAGCAGGTGGAGAGGCACGCGGTAGTGCCGGGCCACCTCCTCGACTTGGTAGCGTCGTGTGGCTATCAGCTCGGCGTGCTGGTTGTTGACCGGGTCGTTCTTCTTGTGGAAGCCGTGCGGCATGACCACGGTTTTGAAGGCGTTGTTGACGCCGGAGTGGGCGGCGTCCCACTGCTGCTTGAACCGCTGGAGAGCCTCGGGCTTGTGGGGCTGATCAGTTTCGATGTACGTCCCGGCCTGTGCTCCATTCCCAAAAAACGCGGACGAATGCAGTTCCGTGGCCCTGGCGAGAGCGATCGCGTCCCGCGAGAGCGAGGTTGGGACGTAGCCGGTCACGCCGTCGCTCGAGAGCCACCGCAGGTGAAAGATTTGATCCTGACGGTACTTGTGCGGCGTGGGCTGCCCGTCCTCGGTGTATTGGTACTGGAGGCGGCCGTTCTCCAGCCGGACGATCTCCATGCGGCTGGCGTGGAGCGGCACGAGTTGGTCAACAGCCCCGCGGCGGCCGGGCTTGATGAGGCAGTAGGCGTTGCCCCAGAGGAGCAACTGGCTCATCATCCACTCGCGCCACTCAAAACTCGTCATCCAATCATTCGGCTGGTAGGCGAGCACTTCCTGGAGCGGGTGATCCTCGGCGATCTCCTTGCCGCCGCCGGGGAGGCGGCGGTAGAGGTTAAACGGCATCGACGCGATCGACTCGGAGAGCACGCGGACGCAGGCGAGCACCGCACTGCACGACAGGCTGCTTTCGGGCGAGATCGGGACGCCGGCAACGGTCTTCCGGTTCCCGATGATTTCCTCGAAGACGCGGGAGAGGCTGTACCGCATCTCCATCAAGTCAGCGACATCGGCGGTTTCTTCCACTAAAACACCACTAATTCAGGGTCTGTCTCGGGGCCGTGGAGTTCGCCGCTGGCGATGCCGAGCGCCATGACCAAGGCGACTGCGGCGTCGATGCGATAGGTCGAATGCGAGTGTTGTTTTGTAGGTTTTATGTTGCCGGCGTCGTCCACCTTGACCTGCACGTTCGACATCTGCCACGCCAGGCACGGGTTTGCGGCGTACCGCAGTTTCTGGCTGATAATCAGCGTTTCCAGCAGCTTGGTGGGGGCGCTCATGGAGGCGAACCCCTGCCCAAACGGCTTCACATCAATGCCCTCCGACGTCAACTGGGTCGTGAGGTGCGTCGCGTTCCATCGATCAATTGCCACAGCCCGAACCGCATTCTTCTCGCAAAACGAGAGAACGTAGTCACGAACGGCGTCATAATCCGTAATGTTGCCTTCTGTTAGTGTAACAAAACCGTCCTTCGCCCATTGCCGATACGGCACCCGATCGGTCTTCGATGCCTTCTCAGCATTCTCCTCTGGGATGAAGACCTGACAGTGGATGTCGAAGGTGCCGTCCTCGTCGGGCCACACCGCCACGAACGCCGTCGTGTCCGAAGTGCTCGACAAGTCGAGGCCGCAGTAGGCGACGCGGCCGTCGGTGGGCCGCAGGGGGCCGTCGTTGGCCTGGAATGCGCCGTGACGAAGCCACTTGGAATCAGAATTTACCCACTGATTGAGGTGTAGCGTGCGATAGACGATTTCCTCGTAGGAGGACTGCTTCGCCCGCGTGATCATCTGCTCAAAGTATTCCGGCTTCGTTGTGATGCCGAAATTCGGATTGCAAGCCTTGGTGGTTTCGATGTCAAACGGGTCTGCATCTGGCGGCGCGGCGTATATGCATGGCAGAAAAGTATCATCCTGGAGAACGCCGTCCCTGATCTTTTCGGCGCGCTGCCAATCTTTGTAGCACGGGCCAAGCTTGTCCGATCCTGCGGTGGTGATGTAGATCGTGAGCGGCTGGCGGCGAGCACCCATGCCGGTTTCTAGGACGTCAACAAGCTCTCGGTCTGGGAAAACGTGGTATTCGTCGATAAGAACAACGGACGGATTCAAGCCATGCTTCGTCGCGCTTTCCGAACTCACCGTTATCATCGTGGACTTTGTCTCTTCCACGACGATCGAATTCCTGAACACCTTTGCTCGCCTGGCGAGGCTTGGGCATGACTCAAGAAGATTCTTTGCTGCCGTATGGAGAATCCCGGCTTGCGACCTGTCACCGGCCGCTACGATCACCTCCGCCCCAGGCTCGTCGTCGAGGAAGAGGCAGAAAAGGCCAAGGGCCGCGCACATCTGGCTTTTGCCTGATTTGCGCGGAAGCGCCAAAAACGCTCGCCGATACTGCCGCAGGCCGTCTTCTCTCTTTGTCAGAAGGAGCTTGTCAAAGAACTCTTGCTGCCAGGGCATAAGCCGAAACGGCTTGCCAGAAAACTCGCCCTTAGAGTGCCGCAGCATTCCGCAGAACTGAGTGAAGAGGCTTGGCTCGCCGGTCATGCGGCCGGCCTCGCTGGGTACGCCCTATTGGCCTGGGCCGGCGTGACGCCGGAATATGCCGTGAAGTTATCCTTGCCGACGACGTAGAGGGCGTGGCCGAGCGAGCGAAACACGGAAACCTTGTCGCGAGATTTGCCGAAATATTCGCCTTTGACCTCGACCCAGAGGTCGCCAAGTTCACCCAGTGAAACCCGAAAGTCGGGCGTATATCGTGTTCTGTCGTCTAACAGGAACGTCTGCGGCTCGTAGTCCCACGAAAGGCCGTCGCGGTCGAGTCGGTGCGCAACAGCGACTTCCCACGACGATCGCATCCAGATGCGTCCGTTCGCGCCTTCGTAGAGCCGGTTTAGGTTTGCTCGCCTCGCTATGTCTCTGTTGGCTGCCCACGACGACCGCTCTCTTTGCAGGCACCCGCATGACTGCGTAGTCCCACGCCGGAGGCACTTCTGTGGCTTCATGCACGACTCGCCGCAGTCGCAGATGCAAGGAACCATCGCGTAGTGGCCGCCTGAGTAGACAGGCGCACCATCGACAACAAGGCGGCCGAACCGATCGCCGATTGCCGTTGGCTTTCGGCACTTTTTTGCAATCGACTCACGCCGGCCGCACCCGCACGACGGGTTTTTCGCCTGCCTCCACGCAGAGGCATTTAGAACGCGGGTCGCGCCGCAGTCGCAGACACACTCGACGAACTGAGTGAAGTTCTCGTAGAAGCCGTCAGCGGCTGCCGTCCAGCGGCCGTGTCGCTCGCCTGCTTTTACCGGGCGTCTGGCTGGCATCTGTTCTCGCGCGGATGTCAACCACGCTTCGCGAGCAGGGCGTCCATTGGGTCGGTCACAACCTTCTCGGCGTGATAGCCGAGTCTGGTACGGTCGGCCGGCGTCAGGCCCAGGACTGTTTCCAGTTGACGGAGTTGCTCATGGCTGACGTTTGCCTGCGTCATCCACTTGTTCGGGCGGCTGAATCGGAGGCTTCCGTCGGGAGCGAGCACCTCGACGTACCCGCTGTCCGTCTCCTTCAGCTTCTCCTCGGCTGTCTTCCAGCGATCCCAGATGGCGGCGTAGCGGGCGATGACCTCGGTGTCACTTTCGGCCAAAGTCCCCATTTTCTGCGTGTATCCGCAGACTTGAGCGAACATCGCCGCGGCGGCCGGCTTCAGGTAACTGGGCGGCTCCGGCGGCTTCTCGGGTGGCGTGCCGAGTTCCTCTCGGTAGTTGGCCTCCTCGGAGCCTCGCAGCTTGAGAACGTGCTTCGGTAGTGGGGCAGGGCCGCGTGCCATGACTGCTAGTCTAGGCTTGTAGGGTATTGCGGCACAAAGGAGTGCAGGGGCTTGTCTGACTTGAGGCAGTTACACTCCCAGCAGGCAGCCTGAAGGTTTGATTCAACGTGACCTGGAGAAGCCTTGCCGAGGCAGATAGGGATGATGTGATCAACCGTCGGACACCGCGGGTGCGGAGAGTTGGTGCCGAGCATCTTCGTGTATTTCGGAAGCAGCTTGACGCCGCATATCTGGCACTTCCACCTATCCCTATCCAGTATCTTTTTTCGACTCACGGGCGTGTATGTGGTGCCGGAGCGTCGGCACCGCTTGCGAATGTTCTGGTGCCACCGGCGCTTCTTTCTTGCCCTCCTTCTCGCTTCTTCCCTGGATCGTGCTGCACATGGCTCGCAATACGGAGAATACTTTGATGGGCATTCTCCACACTTGGCGCACTTCCTAGGCGGCGCAGCGCATTGCTGGCACACCGTGCGAACGCACTTGTCCTGGCGTTTGGTTCGCAGAGAGACGCCACAGCCGCCGCACGCCGTGACTATCGGCCAGGCATCTTCGCCCCACGACAAGAACCACCCCGCAATGCGGCCTGCGATCTCGAGTGGTCGCTGGGCCGCTGGAAGTTTTCTGCGGCGTGCCTCGAAGGCGCACTCGCGCGAGCAATACTTCGTTTGGCATGAGTAGTTTCCGCTCTTGTATATCTTCTTCTTGAATGGCTTTTCGCAGCACAAGCAGGTGTAGATCGTCGGCGGATGTACGCACGCCAGCGAGCAGAATCTCTGGCCTGACTTTCCCCTGAATGGCTTGCCGCAGCGTTCGCAAGGTCGGCGGTCGCCAAAAACTTCGCCCCTGCCATCGTATTGGCATCGCCTTGAGCAGAAGCGACGCTTGTGCCGCGTGTGGAATACCTCACCGCACCGAACGCAAGTTGCGGGCCTGGGATTTGTTGAGCATCTGCGTTTTCTTGCCAGCCGACAATCGTTGCAGACGGAGCGCTTTCTGCCCTTGCCGGCTGGCTGGCGAATGGGGCTCTGGCAATCTTTGCATCTATCGGCACCCTGTACCCTCGGCCGCAGCGCCAGCCGCAAGCACCGATTGCTGCAATACTTCCGAGGCTTGACGCCCAGAGATGGCGGCACAGATTCGCCGCAGGTCGGGCAGGCTTTGGCATCCTTGCCGCCGCAGCGTCCTCTGTCGCAGGCCATTTCCGTAGCCTACAGGACACGTTTTTTCCCCAAATGGTCGGATTCAGGATTCAGCCAGCGAATTAGGTACACCGTCGGCCGCGTCAGCCCCTG